ATATTCCATAGTCCACGCTACGCAGTTATTCAGCGTGACCGATTTATCTCCAATATTGATGACTTTTTCCATGTCGCCTCCTTATCAAAATAAAATAGGAGCGGACCGTTTCAGCCCGCCCCGTTTAAGTTAGGTTGTTGTCGGAGCAGGTGGATTAGTGAACAGAGTGGAGTATCCTGTCGCTGTCTGGTTATAAGACACCATTGAAATACCTGTCGCATTGTCGCCCGCTACAGTAACCGCTATAGTTTCTGTTGCCGGTTCTTTTGACTCCTCGATGGTTGCATACTCTCTTGTGATTCCACCAAGCGCACAGTTATACATGATGCACCTGCGTGACTCAGCGTCACCCTCGACCTGGAATGCGATCCATACGTTAGGCTTAGCAGCGTTCTTGACCACCGCAAGGCCACCGTCACCCTTCTCGATATATCCGAGGAAATTCTTCTTGAATGTGTCGTCAAACTTTGCGACCTCGAGATCACCCTCGAATGTACCGCCGGAGTAACCGCTCCAGTAGATCACGTTATCAGCATAGAAGTCCGTTTTGTCCGAATTTTCATCCGGGCTGAAGCTGACCGCACCCGCCTGATGGTATGGAGAACCCATCGTAACGGTTCCGTCCGTAGCCACTGTGTATGTTCCGACATAAAGGTTAGAAATTCCGAATTCGACTTTGTTTGCCATTTTCGTCTCCTTTAAATCTGATAATAAATAACAAAGACGCCCTCATCCTCGATGTAGACGTCCTCGCTCTTTGTGTAGTTGTAGCCGTTCTCGAGAAGCGCGTCCTCGATAGCAGCCTCGTTTGATTCGTTTTTAGTTGTGAAGTAATACTCGACCTGATAGGTGTTGTTTCGGTAATAGCGCGTATTATCCGCATCAAAGATGTCCTGACCGGAACCGATATACACAATGTACGGTGGTTCCTGCTTCTTCTTGAAATGCGAATAAGCACATGGCAGGTGCGTGCTTTGTAATGTCTGATAGATACTCATGGAATATCCTCCAAAATTCTGCGTGGCAATTCTTCGACCGCCCAATCCTCGACCGGTGCGATGTGTTTGATGCCGTTGGTCCGTCCGTATGTGCCTTTTTTGTTCCTCACGACGTGGCCGTTCTCGAGCAGATGGGTAAGCTGATAGTCAGTTTTGTTGTGGACGATAACGTCCATGTCGCCTTGCTTTTTCACGCTCCACCCTTTTGCATAAGAGCCGGACTTCTTTGGTGATGTGTTCCTCAGTTTTTGCGCTGATTCTTTCGCCACGGCATTCATGTTGCTCTTGGCTGAATCCTCGACTTCCTTGTTGATCTCATCGAGAAGTTCTTCCATTTGCGCTGCCACGCTGCCTGTTTTACTCATTGATCCGTTCCTCACACACCAAGCTGATTCCGTCACGCTGTGCGGTCCAATCCACTCTGATAACGCTGTATTCTCGCCCCTCATAGGACAAAACCTTCTGTCCTGAATAGTCCTCCTTATTCGCTATAAAAAGCGTTAGAGACGGTTTTAAGCCGAGCTGTGCAGCGTTGTAGAATTCGGACTGATACACCCCGCGAGGCTGAACGAATACGGTGGTTTCGGTGATGTTCTCCACCTCGTTGCCGTATGTGTCGAACGTCGGTGTTCCGTATGCCTTAAGAACAGCAATTCCGTCATACACAACGACCACCCCATTCCGTGTAGCCTGTGGCTGTGACGAGTTGAGCCTTCTGCTCGTCGTAGGACCTCTTGAGCCTGTCGTAGTCCTCCGGCAGTCCGAACGACATTTTGCAGTATGTGATCACCGCACGGCTGCATATCTCATCGAGTTCATCGGGAAGAACCACCCCCGCAATGCCGAGATCCTGCTGTGCTGCGACCATCAGATCTGTCAGCTCGTCGTCCAGATTGTTGGAACTCACTCTCAACGCAGCTTTTACCTTTGCCAAAGTCAACATTGTTTTACCTCACAACAGGAGCGGAGTTATTCGCCCCGCTCCGTTTTGTTTCTGTTAAGTTGCAACTGATATGTTTTGAAGAAGTCCTTCGTGAAGATATTGAACCCCACGTGACCAAGACCAATCGACGGATCCGCAAGAATTTTGTATCCGCACTGTCTCGCTCTCCAACAAAAAGCAATGTCCTCTCCTATGTTTCCAATCGGGGAGAACATGTTTCCGAATTTACCGAATACCGCAACGAGTATCTCTGCTCTCATCAGGACACATCCGAATCCACAGGCAGCGACCTCGAACGGTTCGTTCGGTATCTCGGAGTATTCCGTGTAGATTGCTTCCTGTTTCTCATCGTCGATATCCATAGCCTCGAACACCACCGGAGTAAACGGAACGGTCCGTCTGTAATAGACCCCCGTGACCATGTCGTGTCCTGCGTCAATGTGCTTGAGCATACGGATCAGCGTGTCCGGATTGAAAACCATGTCCGAATCGAACCACATTACGAGGTCCGCTTCATCGAGTAAAGCTTTCTTTGCGATTTCGTTTCTGCTCGTGTACACCAGCGAACCGAGATTAAACCAGACGGAGATCTGTGTGTCCTCGATCCCGTATGATGTCAACGTAGCTAAACTATGCGCGAATTGTGCGGACACCATATCCATGCATGGGACCGCGATCAGTATCTTTCTCATATCAGTCGCCTCCTCTTTCTGATAATCGAATTACTTAACGATCTTTACAAATGCGTCAGCTGCTACGACACCGATTCCGATGTACTCGCGACCGAGAACTTCGATGAGGTCCTCTTTCTTCTTGCTGAGCTCATCGAACTTGAAGCTAATGCCTTCACCGTTAGGGAAGTTAGCGAGAGCACCGTGACCGAGGTCACCAACGATTGCATATGTCTCACCGGTAGTAGCTGCGCTGAATGCCTTAACCTTGTTGTTGAATATGACAGGCAGACCCTCGAACGGATCAACAGGATAGCTACCTGCGTATTCAGCAGCCTTGAAAGCACCCCATGTAACCTTGTTCATGATAACGACTGGATTGGCTGCCTCGTCGCTCAGAAGTGCCATAGCCTGGGCAACGGATCCAACCGAAACGGATGAAGCTGTCATCTTTGGAACTCCCGGGCAAGTAGTTGTGGAAACTGTTCCACAAGCCTCGATCTTTGCGATCAGCGTGTCTGCTGCTTTCTTTGCGATTCTGTATGCAAGCTCGTCATAGATGTATCTGAGGAATGCTTCGCCTCTGAGGTCATATGCCTCGTCGGAGATTGATACCCACTTCTTAATGCTCTGCGGAACGAGTGTAACGATTCCGAGAACGAGAGTTTCCTCGCTAACAGCTGTGTCGCCTTCAGCGTGGATTGCTGCGTCAGATCCACTGATCTCGAACTGAACCTTAAGATTGCCTTTCAGATAGCTCTTGCGAACGAGTGACATGATGCCCTCTTTTTCCCATGCTGTTTTGACTATGTCATAAACAAACTCAGGAACTGCAACTGTGCCTGTTCCGTTTGGAGTGGTATCATTCTCAGTTGTGAGTTTCCTGCACTCCATGTCATTGCCGGTCTTAATGTACTCAGCGTAAGCGTCGATATACTCTTTGCTGTTTCTGATTTCCATTGTTTTTTCTGTCCTTTCTTCGACTTTTTCGATAACATCGCCCTGCCCCTTAACGACAGCCTCGATGTCCTTCTTTCTTCCCTCGATTTCGAGTTTGATCTGTGCTTTACGCTCCTCGAGTGCAGCGATCTCGTCGTTGATAGAATCCATTGCCTCATGCGTTTCGGCTTTGTCTATCTCCGCTACAAGTTCTGCGGAACGCTCCTCGATCTGCTCGATATCGAGAACCATGATTTCGTCTCTTGTCATTTCTGACCTCCTAAAAGTTCGGCTTTTGCCTTAATTTTTCGTCTCTTGAGTTCCATCTTTTCAGCTTCGAGTCGCTCCGCTCGAATCCTGCCGATCTCTCCGTCGACAAGACTCCTGACGCTAATCGATGTCGCGTCATTGGCTGGCAGTGAAACAGCAGAAACGTCATAAAGTTTACGAACAGACTTAATTGTTCTCACCGTGAGACTTTTGCCATCCTCCGACTTGGTGTCGAGAATGTCCTCTGCATCAATGGTGAATCCGAACGACATCTTGTTCGTATAGCCTCCGCGAATCTCCTCATAGAGCTGACGTCCGAGCTCTGTTCCACCAAGATCCGCTTCTATCAACAGACCCTTCTCGTCTGGTGTGACTGCAAGAGTCCCGTTGCTTATCCTTGCGAACACCCTTCCCTCGTGGTCGTACTGCATGATGACATCGTCCATGTCGGTTTCCTCGAAAGCTCTCGAATCAACCACCTCGTCAAATCTCCAATCATCGTCCTCGTACAGCGTGTATGGTTCGTTAAACGTGCTCGCGTATCCTGTGACGACCATTCCGTCGCCTGTCTTGTCCTCGAGTTCTCTGACTTCGAGGATCATGTTTCTGTATTCTCTATCCTTCATCTGTGGCATTGGTTTCCTCCTGTGGTGTTAGTTTTTCATCCACCGAATAATACTCGCCTCTGATAACCCTCAAATCACCATTCTCAACAGGTGGAAGGTTCCATATTTCCCTGACATCGTTAATACTAAAAATGCCCCGGTCAAGAAGCTGACTCGAGACATTCAGTTTGTCGTTATTGCTCATGTACTGGAGCCTGTTAGCTGTTGCCATTATCAGAGATCCTTGCGCTCGTTCACGCTCGGAAAACATCGCCTTTGTGATTGCCTCTGAAAACTGAATCGCGAACGGTTCGATCGCGCCTTCATAGAATGCTGACCACGCATCACCGTAAGCTTTGTTTTGCAATACGTCCTCATTGACCCCAAAATAGTTGTAGACGTTCTCGCGGATCTGTTCCATCTGGTCCGCGTCCACCGTGTACGGTTTGACGTCAATCTGTTTGATGTCTTTGTACGTGTTCGGGAACAGCAGAAATCCACCGGCATCCGATTCAGTCGAGAGGTTGTCCCTCGTGAATCTCGCCCGCTCTTTTTTAAGATCGTCCGGCTTAACGAAGTTGCCCATCTGAGCCATGAAGCGGAACGTCGATGTATTCTTGACAGCCTCCTCAATGCCTTGATTCTGGATGCCAATCAGCTTCATCGTGTCATTCAGTGCGACGTTGCTCTCACC